ACTTCATGAATGTGTATGCCTCTACCAGCGCCCCATACAGCAAGACTGAGTCGATATTATCACCTAGCCAGGAAGTTCCGGCCGTTGTGATGGATTCTGGATAGTAAAAATAGTGCAGCTCGGAGACATAGCTGGCGTCTGAGGTCGGGCCGAGGATAAAGGTAAGCTCGGGCGTGATAACCACTCCCGAGACCGCAGGGCCAAACAACGCGTAGTACTTGGGCAGACCTGTCGCCGTCGGGTTCGGGTACGCCTCTCGGATGTAGTTCACATCTTTGTTGATCAGGAACGTGTACTGCCCCGTCGCATCAATAACCGCCAGTGAATACACCGCCAAAAAGTCCAGCGGGCAGGCCACATATTTACTATTCATGTTCACCGTACCCGTCACGTTTTTGCGAAGCGAGGGGAACTGAATGTTGTTGAATATGCGCTGCTCGGCCTGCACGATAAACAGATTGATCTGCTGCTCGGTGCTGAAAAACGTACCATCCGCCCGCAACGAGTCCGGGAAGTCGTTTTCTGTGTAGGCGCGAATGCTGGCCGAAAGATCTGTGTAGTTCACTGGGGGCGCCTCTTATGCCATTGGCCCACGGGACTTGGTGCCTTTGGTAGCTGCACCAGTACCACGCATCTTGATACCACCGCCCATGGCCATCTTGGTCATTGTCTTGCCAGGGTGCAGCCGCGACTCGTGCTTGTTCACGGTCTTCTCGGCCATACCGCCAGCCTTCATCTTGTGCATTTTGCCCGCCATCATCGAGCCATCTGGCATCTTGTTCACGGTCTTCTCGGCCATACCGCCAGCCTTCATCTTGTGCATTTTGCCCGCCATCATCTTGCCATCAGGCATCTTGTGGGTGGCGCCACCAGCTTTCATTTTAGGCATCATCGCGGTACCGCCCATGGCCATCTTGGTCATGCCGCCGGCTTTCATCTTGGTCATGCCGCCGGCTTTCATCTTGGTCATGCCGCCAGCTTTCATCTTCTTCATGTCGTGCATCATGGTAAACCCTAACTTGGTGGAATTTCCCGCGACGCTTCGAGCGCGGGATCGGGACGGGGGCGTCGAAGCGCCTGGGGATCATCAACGGGGAAACTCCCCAGCCAGTTTTGAGGATGGTCTGGGTCGTAACACGTCGGACATGCCAGCACGCCTGTTGGGCGTCCACGCACGATGTTCTCTCTCAAGTCTGACAGCAAGTACCGAAAGGAGCAGGTGGCGCAAAAACCATGTGCTCGTCGGCCGGCGGCAAAACGCTGTGTCATCTGAAACCTATGTAAGGCACGAGACGCATGGGTGCTTTCTCACGGTCTTCTTCGATCGCGTTCTGCATGGTCTCATCGTACATAGCTTTTAGCATCCCCATACGCTCCAAGCCCCCGGGCAGCTTCATGCTCAGATAGTAGGCAAGCCCGGCCACCATGGCCGGCACAAACCGAAACGGCATGTCCTGAGTGTTCACACCCGTACCGGCATCTTGAATGCGGCGCAGGCGCCAGTACACGAACGTGTATGGAATCGAGGTGTCAGGCACCGGCCAGAATGACACCTTTGGCTCGGTGTAGCGCTGGATGAACATCTGCAACGGACGACCCGTGTTGTTTTTGTTCGGGATCGACTGATACGTCGGCAGCGCAATTCTAGAAATCACAAGGTCGGACTGGTTCGTGCCCGTACCGGTTCGGATGACCGCATCCATGATGTCCACGGTGTCCACTGGCAGATCGTACGTAGTGGTTCCCGGCACCAAGGGGATATTAAGCTGCTCGAAGGTGAACATATGCAGCCCCTGATTGCTCCAGTCAGCGAACAACAGGTTCAAACTGCGCCGTGCAGTCTTGAAGTCATGCCCCGAACGCAACTCGTAATTACATCTTTCTGCGGCCTCATCGAGGATTTCAGTGAGGTCGAGGTTGAACGCGGAGGTACCCGAGGTGGCCATGTCTTACTTCTTCATCTTGGCGAAGGGGTTCACGCCCTTCTTAGGCGGCGCGGTCTTGGCGAATGGATTGACGCCTTTGGTGGGCTTGCCACCTTTGACAGGCTTCGCGTCCTTCTTGCCCGCCTTCTTGGCGGCGATCATCTCTAGGAATGGGTTCGGTTTCTTGGTGGCCATGACAGCTCCTTGGTTGATTAGTCGCGAAAGGCGGCAGTCTTTTTTGCGATCTTCTTGGGCTGTGCCACGTTCTGCTTGCCCGCCTTGGTGCCCGCGCGCTTGGCTTTGGTGGTGGCGGCGTACTCAGACGAGCTGAGCGAGTCTCGTGCCTTCTTGGGTAGGTACCGCTCACCCGTGGCCTTGGGGCCTTGTGTAGACGGCTTTCCTGACTTAGTACCCCAGTCTTCCTTGCTCCACTTGGACAGCTTGTTGCTTGAGGACTTGGCCCCGGAGTACCCGCCACCCCCGGCCTTGTAGATTCGCGTGGCCTCTTGCATGGCGCGAGCGCTGTGCTTGCCGCCCATCTTGGCCTTGGCTGCTGTCTTGGCCCGCTCCCACTTGGCAGGATCGGTCTTTGTTGCGGTTTCGGCCATTGTTCAGATCAGCGCATGCGCCCTTTGGTCTTACCAGTTTTGGCGCAGCCGTCACCTCGCACAGATCCGCCGGCCTTCATCTTCTTGGGCGCTGGTTTGGTCGTCGTGGCCTTGTCATACGCTTTGCTGTCCTTGGCACGGCGCTTGGCGTCAGCAACATCTTGCGGTGACATGTCTGACATGTCTTTGCCTGGAGCGAATTGTGGTTTCACGGTGCTTTTCCTTAAAGGTTGCGGACGACAAACTTGGACTCAAGGAGCCGATCCAGCTTGGCGTCAAGCGCCTCCAGCCGGACTATAACGCGGTTGATGTCCGCATGCACTTCGGCCTTGGTCACGTAGTCCCGAGGTAGCTCTTCTCGCGTTTTGTTCAGGAGGATCGTCACCCGTTGCAACTCTGCCGCCTTGTCTTTGAGAACCCAGCTCACGGCAGCAATACCCACGGTAAGAAGGGCAGTCCAGAGTGTAATTTCCATGTCAACATTTCCAGGCTTTTAGAGAGAGCGCCTTGCGGGTGGGCTTGCCTTTCTCATCTTTCATGGGTCCGGGCATCCCTGACATCCGCGCACAAAAGGACTTCTTCCTCGCTGCGTCTTTCGGAGTCTTGGGCTTTGGAGCGGGGGCCTTCAGCCCCGGCTTGCCCGGATTCGCTTTGTTGTAGCTGGCTCGACCCTTGGCGTTCAGACCCCCCTTGGCGTCCTTGCCTTCCTTGCGGGTCCAAGCTGGTGTTTTAGCCATGGAACACGTTGGCCGTCGCGTTGCTAAGCGTCACATGAATGTCTACCGTGCAAAGGACACCCTCACCCGGAATGATCACAGAAAACGTAGACTCGCCCCCGATCGTCGGGATGTTAAGCAGCACCTCGCCTGAGGCACCCCCGTCTCGAACAACAACCGATCCGGTCGAAGCCCCCGGCATGACCAGCATTCCCTTGAGACGGGTCCTTGCTCCATACACGGTCGCGGTGACCGTGACGGGTACGCTTTTAACGTCTGTTTGAACGCTCACAGGACATCACCTTTGGTCGAAGCCTTCTTGGGCTTTACAACCTTTGAAACGACGGGCTCCACGGGCTGCGCAGTCTCAACGGGCGCTGATGGAAAGATACCCCGTGCGGCCAGTTCTTCAGCCGAGGCTGGTTTGAACATCTTGTTCATGTGGCACCCCTTATGCAGCAGCGATGGTGACGCCGGCCGAAGAGATCCAGTTGGTGCCATCCGAAACCGCCACAGTAGGGGCGCCTGCGCGGCCATTGGAGACAAAGATGCTGGTGCCCGTCAGACCCGTCGCTGCGGGCGCGCTTGCCACCGTGAAGGTAGGGAGCTGCACTGAGCCCACAAAACCGTTGTCTGAGTTGACCGGGCCGGAAAAAGTAGTGCTACCCATGATAATCCCTTGCATGCATTGAGGCGTATCTGTCTGCATGTCGTCGGCCCGGAGCCGTCAGATACACCGGAGTTCCGGGGTTACGTGATTATGTCACGGCTTGGGGGCAGCTGTCCATACCCAGCGCTTCTTACCACAATCGTAGATGCGGCCTGCGCCCATCAGAAAGGTCATGTCCTGCTCCGTGCGGGGGTCTGTCTCGGGGTCAAAGCTGTCTTCGATCCCATGCTCCAACAATCGCTTAGGCAAAACGCGGCGCTGGTAATGCGACTTTGGACGCACCCCGATCTTGGGGCTCCACACTTGGTAGTCCGGGATCACATCTGCCTCTAGGGTAAACCCTAGCTGTGTGTACATGCCGCCGTCAAAGTAGCGGTTGTCCGAGAAGCTCTTCACCTCTGCTGGCGTGAACTCTGTCAGGAAGGCTTTGAACAGCCTGGATGCAGCGCCTGCCACCGTGATCCGGGTGGCGTAGCGCCCCAAGGTCCATGTGCGTTTTGCAGCACCCGTGCCTCGGTCGTTGGCACCCAAGACGAAGCGCATACAGGCCACGATCTTTCCCTTCCAGAACAGTGCATAGTGCTCTCCGGCGCCTGCGCCGCCCTGCGGGTGGTACTTGTTGTAGAACGCCCGTGCCTCGGGGGCCTCCACCTTGCGCAGCTCGCACTTGCGTGCCATCAGCTTACCCCGGGACTTACCAGCAGCGTTGCGAAGCAGCCGGCGCAGGGCGTATTCATGCTCTAGCCACTCGGACTCATAGATGGTCAGCAGGCGCACCCCCGCCTCTTTGCAGGCAAGGTACTTGGCCATGTGCTTCTTCTTGTCCCGCTTCTCATCCTCAGCAGTGAAGTGGCTGTGCCAGTACATCCCGCAGTACTCAATGGCCAGCTGACGCTCGGGCATGTAGATGTCCAGCTCCTTGGGTTTGATGAGGATGCGGTCCCGTTGCAGCGTGGGGGTGTAGATGGTCATCAGCTGGAAGATGCGGTCTTCTTCTTTGGACTTGGTGTTGCTGCACTTCATGCAGCCCATACCCCGCATGTGTGATCCTGCTAGTTGACTGAAAACACCATGCTTTGGGCAGAGTATGTCCAGCTTTTTACGGGCACCTTGATAGTCACTTTGGCTGTAGTCATAGAAGCCTTTGTGCATTTCGGCGGAACGCTGAAAAAACAGGGGTCTGTTTTTTGCAATGCTGGTAGCTGCGGCCATAGCGCCCACGTTTACATCCGTTAGCCTAATACCCCGCTTCAAGGCGCCGCATTCTGGGCACCCTTGCTTGTCATACAAATGCTTCAGCGCCTTGATACTAAAAACTCCGTGAGTAGGGCAAACAGCTTGTATGGGGTGTTTCATGCCTTGGAACACTTGCGGAGGGTATGTGTAAAAACCCAAATGTGTTGCGGCGGCACGTAAAAAGAAGTCACCTGCGCTCTTGCTTTTAGACACGCCTCTAGCTGCGTTTCCGCAGTGCGGGCAGCCTATTCCCTTCCGCAAAGCTCCGGTGTACTGTGAGAAAACCCCGTGCTCTTTGCAACGAATGTTCTGAACTCTGGTGAGCGCCCCTAGGTAAAGGGCTTCTGAAAAATCGTACAGCTCCTGGATGTCTTGAGAGAGTGCAGCTAGGTGTGGGCTCATGGGGTTCCTGTTGGTAAGACTAGTTTATATCACATAAACCTACAAGTCTCCAAAAACACCAGACGTGAAAAAGCCCACCGAAGTGGGCCTTCTGTAGTACCTTAGTGTGCTTTATGCACCTGGGGAGGCAAACATGCCCAGAGGATCGCTGAAACCGAAGCTGTAACGCTCCCTTGCCTTGTATCGCATGTTTCCAGAGTCAAAATCGGAATCGCTTCCTGTCTTCAGGGCAACACGCTCAAAGTGCTTGAGGCCGTTGGGAACATCAGTGCAAAGGAACCAAGCATCGGGGTCCGTGAGGTAGTGGTTAATTCGGTAGCCCTGGGGGATGGCCCCAGTGGACCGCAGCGCGTTGATGTCATTGTCCGCCGTGGCAACCCGCAGGTCTGTCTTCATCAAGCGCTCAATGATGAACTGAGACTGAGTGGGCACCACTGCCTTCACAGCACGGGCGTTGATCAGCAGGCCACGCTCGTCCACCCACTGAGAGATCTGGATCACAGCATTCTCCAGCGCAGTCTCATTGAGGTCCGACGGAATGGCCGGGGTGTTGGAGTTCACACCGCCACCAACCAAGGGGTGCTGTGTGCTGAACAGGGAGACGCCATCACCACCAGCAAAGGCAGCATTGAAACCATTGTTCAGCACCGCAGCGGCCTTGACCTGCTTGGTGTTGGCCATGGCGCGGGCCAGGGCCTTGGTGTAGCGAGCTGCCACGGAGGCGTAAAGGTTATCTTCTACGGCTTCCTCGGTCACCGAAAAGCCCAGCACAATAGTCTCATGCACATAGCGGGAGGTGAATGCCTCCTGTGCATTGTCAAAGGCCATGGCCGCACCTTCAGCTTTTGTTGGGGCGGTGGCAAAGCCAGACAGCTTCACTTCTTCTTCAAAGGAGCGCTCACTGGACTCGGTCTCGAAGATCTCTTTGTGCTCTTCGGTGTAGGTCTTGTACTCCAGGCCGAACAAGGCGTTCAGGCCGGGGAGCAGCTCTTTAAGCATTTGTGCGCGGGAAATTGCCATGGTGTGACTCCTTAGATGCCGACGGCGTTGGTGAAACTATGGAAACCGGGGTTGAACTTGATCAACACGTCCGGGAAGGCGTCACCAATTGGAGACACTGCAGCCACGATACGGAAGGCCGCAGCAGTAGTAACGGTGGTCGACTCAATGGCGCTGGTGGAGTTGCCGGTACGAACGGTGCCCGTCGAGGTCGACTGCGCAGCCGCGAAGAAGGTGTTGGCGCCAATATCCGACTGGTCAATCACCCCGTCCATCTGGGCCTGAAAGAGCACGTTAGGATCATTGACCACGAAAGCCTTGATCTGCGTACCGGTTGGAGCTGCATAGCCCGATGGGTAGTTGGGTGCATTGATCAACTGCCCCTGAGCATTGATGTACTCACAGCCCATAAAGACCCCAATGGTGCCGACAGGGAAGTTGTTTCCACTGCCATCTGCACCGGTAGTGGTAGCCAGGGCAATGAAGCCGTCCGCACCAATGGTGACCACTTGCCCCGTAAAGAGGTTGGTAGCTTCACCGGCAGGGTCAATCAGATACTGCTCAACAGCACCTGCGTAAGAAATGCCATCGGCACGACGAATTGGCTTGAGGCCGTAGGGGGCTGAAGTTTTAGCCATACTGAACTCCTAGTTTAAGAACCATTTCCGAAACCCCGGCCCTTGGTCACGCTGGTTTTAACCTTGCTGAACTTGGGCATAAGGGCGCTGTTTTGAGACATGTACTGCTCGTCCACGCTCGACATCTGCTGCGCGCTTTTGTTTGCGTAGTACCGACGTCGAGAAATCACTTTTTCCTCTGCGTTCTTGCAGAGCATCAGGCCACCCACTTCGACGTTGCCATCCTTGTCTTTGAGGTGTAGCAACTCGGGGTAGTCTTCAGCCCTGACTGGAACCCAGCCCTCACGGAACCGCTGCGACACGTTGCGACCGTTGGCGTCACCCAGCACGTGAGTGGCAACCCATCGGAAGCTCCAGCCGGGCTCTGCCTGGGGAACGGGAAGTTGATCTGGTGGAGCGTAATCAATTCGCTCGTCTGATGCGCGAACCTCTTGTTCGCGGGTGCTTCGTGTAACCATGCTCATTCTCCTTTTCCGAACAACTGTGCAGCGTATTGCTGCGGGGTGATGTTTAGCCTTTTACACAGATTGACTTGCGACTGGGTCAAGGTGACTCGGCGCTTGCCTGACTGTGTGCGCTCGACGGCGGCAACCGGTGAGGCTGCTTTGCGGCGAGTCGCTGGCTCATTACCTGCGGTGTCGTTCGAGGAGTAAAGCTCTGGAAACCGTTGCTTCATGCGAGCATTGATCTGCTCGTAATACCCATCACTGCCGGACGCATGACGCCCGTCTTGCACGATTTCTTGATGCAGCCCTAGTGCGTAGCTGGTTTCGGCGACGTGTCGGGGATTGGTGAACCACGAGTTCTCAGCCATCCAGGCTTTTGTTTTCGGGTCCAGCGCTTCCGTTTGCGTCTGTTGCTGCGTTTGTACCACATTTGGGCTTTGCGCAACCGTAGGTGCTCGGAATTCCTTTGCGCTGCTTAGCTTGAGCTTGGCGTCATACAGCGCCTCCTGTGCCGCCGTGACCTCATCGGGGTCGAGCGTCTGATTGGCCGTAAGCAACTTTGCCCGGGCCGATGCCACCTCTGCTTCAGCAGAAGCAGTGCTCATCTTGGAGTACTCGGCCGAACCATCGGTGTATGCCTTGCGCAGACTCTGGTTCTCCTGCTGCAGCAGCCGGGTGTGCTCCAAAGCAGCGCTGTGCTCGCGCTCCAGCGCTTCGCGCTTGCGACGTTCGTCGTGACGGGCGTGAGTCAGCTCACCGATGCGGGCTCGGGCCTTCTGGCCGTAGTTGGCCATCTCGTCGTCGGTCGGCTCCGGTACGTCGCGTTGCAACGGGCGGGCGCGCTTGTCCGCTTCCGGGGTGTCGTCAACCACGTTGACTTCAAACT